GGGTGATCGGAGTAATCAGTGAAGAGTTCGCCACCGACAATAACGTCATAACCGTGGTTACGTGTCGGTTGTCGCCCGTTATCCGTTCCTTCTGACCATGCCACCATATCAAGGAAAGCTTTACGCTGGGAATTTAGTGCCTGCATAAATTACTCCTTCGAGCTACCAAATTTGTTACCGATTACTCGCATTGCAGCCCCACGAATAGCATCGACACCGATCAGCCCCACGCCACCACCAATGGCAACAGAAAGCGATTTAGGCCATCCGACATACTCAAGCGCGGATGCAAATGTCAGCGTCAGAGCGCCACAGAGCAAAATTTCGAGTGTTTTTCGTTTCCAGCCGCCACCACCACCAAAATAGGCAATACGCAAACCAGCCATAACAATCGACATAATCACTGCGCCCAGCGGCGTATCTCCACGCCACCAGCTCTGGAACAACTCCAGCCAGTCCGGCCAGGTATTTGGGTTATGAGGCATTTCGTCATCTCTCACCTCGCGATTATTTGCGGGTGCTGTGTTGGAAATAAAAAGGCCAGGCAACGTGGCCACCAGAATTATTTCCCCACCAGTTCACTTACCTCTTTCACCGTCTGGTTAAACCGATCTGACTCAAGCTCAACACCTAACGCCCGACGCCCCAGCGCCATTGCTGCTTTTATTGTGGAACCGGATCCCATAAAGAAATCAGCAACCAGATCGCCTGGTCGACTACTGGCATTGATTATTTGCCGGAGCATATCCGCAGGCTTCTCACACGGATGTTTACCCGGGTAGAACTGAACGGGTTTATGCGTCCAGACGTCGGTATAAGGCACGGAAACTGATACGGAGAAATAGCGCCGGAGAGTTTTAAACTCATCCAGCAATTCAGAATATTTGCGATTCAGTGAATCATAAGATGCCACCAGCTGGTGGTGTGGTTGTTCCAGTTGTTGTTCCAGTTGTTGTTCCTGAAACTTCTCTGCCGCTATACGGGAAAACAGTGCCTGCAACTTCCGGTAGTCAGCCTCATTCGGCAACTGCCACTGACTGGCACCAAACCAGTGGGAAACCATGTTTTTCTTACCAGTGGCTTCGGCAATCTGTTTTGCCGTTATACCCAGTTCGGCACGAGCATCCCTGAAATACGAAATCAGCGGTGCCATTATGTGCTGTTTGAGTTGACTTTCTTTTGCCGCATAGCCGTCACTTTTGCCGCGATATGGCCCCTGGTAATGTTCAGCAAACAGAACGCGTTCTGTTGCGGGAAAATATGCGCGCAGACTTTCTTTATTACACCCGTTCCATCGTCCGGACGGCTTCGCCCAGATAATATGGTTAAGAACGTTGAAACGTTCACGCATCATGATCTCGATATCAGATGCGAGGCGATGTCCACAGAACAGGTAAAGGCTTCCGGCAGGTTTCAGCACCCGCCAGAACTGAGCCAGACAGTGGTCCAGCCACTTCAGGTAATCTTCGTCCCCTTTCCACTGATTGTCCCAGCCGTTGGGTTTCACCTTGAAGTACGGCGGATCGGTAACAATCAGGTCAATGGAATCATCAGGCAGGGACTGAATAAAATGCAGGCAATCAGCGTTGATTAAATCAACACTGTTTATTTTTACAGTATTTTTCATGGATCAGTAAGCGTAACTCTGGTAGGCTCACTCTGCTTTTGCGCTAAAGCAGTGGGCCGTGGTTCGCTTGTGACCAGTAAGCATGAGCGAATGGCTGGCAGGTGCTACCAACACCCACCAGCCGCCCATTTTCACAAATTAAAAGCCCTTCATTGCTGAAGGCGTCTGTAACAGCCGAACTGGTAATCTGCCAGCCCCGCCATAACCAACTGGGTCAGTATTAACTGACAGCGTTCGCGTGAAAGGTATGTGTTTTGTGCAATCTCCCCGACTGTTGCCGGTTCGATGCTTAATTCATTAAAAACAACTTTCGCCGTTTCTGTCATATCTTGCTGTTTTAGCATGTCTTTTTACCTTCATGGTTAACATGACATACCAATAACTCTTGTCTAAAAAGCCAGCAAGATAAAAAATCAGTATTCACTACCACCAGCGTGTTTACCGTACTGCACCAGGTTTACAGGTACAAAAAAACCCGCTCGACAGCGGGTTTAAGCTGTGTGGCGAAGTAACCACTCTTAACAGATTACAAGAATTTTTGCGGACCGCGTTAATGATTTTTAATCCCAAAGTCGTATTATTCGTTTTTTACTGTAGGAGTTAATAGGTTTATATTATGTTAGATACACTATCTTTCACTGAACGTGACGAGTTCCAACGAAGAAACATCGCTGAAAATATCATCAAGTTGCTAAAACCAGAGGCAGACATTTCACCACTGGTAATAGACGGCGCATGGGGAACAGGGAAAACAGAATTTAGTATCAAACTGAAAAATCTCATTATTGAGCAAGAAACTGAATCTAAAGTTGTTTATATTGATGCCTTTAAAGGGGATCATGCAGAATCTCCATTACTTCTCATAACCTCTGCAATTGCCAGCATTTTGCCTGAGGAAGAAAAACAACACTTCATTAAGAGATCTCTTCCTGCAATTCGCTTTGGTTTAAAAACGGTACTAAAAGCTGGTGCAGGTTGGTTTTTACGACAGGAGGCTAGTGAAGTTGCCGAAGAATTCCAAGATGCGATGAAGAAAGCAAGCAATGCAGCAATAGATGGGACTATTGAAAATTTGCTTGAAGACCATATGGACTCAGAGAAAAACATAAATTCACTTAAATCCTGCATCGAAAGCATATCAAAAAATCAAAAAATCGTAATTATAATTGATGAATTAGACCGATGTAAGCCGAGTTTTTCAACAAATGTCATTGAAACAATAAAACACATTTTTGACATCAATAATGTCTTTTTTATTTTAGTTACAAACACAGAACAATTAAAAGCATCTATAAATCATATTTATGGTTATAGCATTAACTCACAAAAGTATCTTGACAAGTTTATAAAATATACCATCACGCTTCCAGATACATGTTTGATAAATGGTCACAACGTATGTAAAGCCTCTGTTATATATTGGGATTACCTTGTAGAAAAAACAAGGTTATTGAATAAAATCAATAGATTATCAGGTTACTTTATCCGTGATTTAATTCAACGAACCAACTTATCATTACGTGAAACACAAACATTTTCACGCAATCTTAACATTTTCCAACTGTTAAACGACGATGAGAACAAAAGCAGTGATCCTTTAATAAATATGATCTTTGTCGTAGCTGCCTTCATACATTGCTTTGGTAACAAGGAAAAACTAAAACAAGAAATTACCGCTGAATCTATATCTTATTTAGCAGACCTGCTTAACATAAAAGAAATACCTTATTCTTATGAGAGAAGATCGCAAATCCCTGAAATATCGATTGTATTCTTCGGAATAATTAAAGACAGTATTACTCTTAATGAGCGATTTGCCCCTAAAAGTGATGAAGAACTTAAAAAATTCACAAATGTTTATACTGATTATGAACACATAAATTTTTGGAGTACTACACCCAGAGAGTTATTGATAAAATATATTAATCAAATGTCATTCATCCAGTAAATAATACGCCCCATGCAGGGGCGTATTATTAAACGTCCAAATCTAATGTTAGATCTAGCATGGAAAGGCAGCCATCAATAAATCCTTCGGCTAGCTGTATTTCTATACGTATCAATTTCTCATCTTTTTTACGAGCCTTGGCGAGCTTTCTTTTAGAGATACCGTATAGGTAATGGGCAACAAGAAGCGAATGTTCGTCCGGCCTTTTTTGCTTTAGACGAGCAAGACAACCTTCAATAATTAAGGCATCACTATCCGAACAAGCCAAGCGTTTCTTGCTTGTATAGGGAAGAAGTCCCTTAAACCCAGCGGCTATAGGTGAATAATCAACGCCTGAACTATCACTCGCCGCCCATGCCCCCCAACGCTCCAGAACCATCTGAATATCACGCATCAACTTTCTCCACCAAATCAGGCTAGCACACCAATTGCCAACACACGGTCGATAAAACGAAATATCAGCTCCAGCTGGGAGCCATACTTCTCTTCAAATGCCACGGTATCCGCATGCAGCTCGTCGTGATGCTTTCTGCACAAAGGCAACACAAAGAGGTCATGCGCTTTTGTACTCATTCCCCCCTGACCGTGGCCTATCAGGTGGTGGGGATCATCAGCAGGCTTTCCACAACATGCACACGGCTGTGTCTTAACCCAGCGCGTGTACTTTTCATTAACCCAGCGGCGACGTTTGGGGCGTAACATAAAAGACTCCGGCGACTCCGGCTCCACTTTCAGCGCCAGCACCTTTTTCGCTTTATCCTGCATGATGCTGGTGGCTGGAACCGAAGGCACAAGGTCACTTTCCCGGGTGACAGACGGCACAACAGGCTTCGGTAATCTCAGTGCCTTACGGGCTGCGCTTTCCGGTAAGGCATCCGCCAGATCATTACGAACCAGCCACCAGCACAGTTCCGGCATTGTCACAACGTGACTATCATCAAAACCGAGATCCCGACGCACAACAGACAACACCCAGCGGGCACAGTTATCCGTTGCCATTGATTCCAGCCGTTCCGTGAACTGATCGCGCAGTTGGTTATCGCAGTGCCAGCACAGACGGATTGCGCCAGGCGCGTGTCGCATTGTGGTCATGTTCTCGCTGTGCCAGTTGGAATGAGGCCACTGGCAGCCTTTTTCACGAAGTAACCAGCTTTCAAGACATTCCACGCCACCAGCACGACGGATCACTGCCTCATTGCGGAACACGGCCCGAACGGCAGGATCATCCGCCAGCGGTTGTGATGCCGCCGGAACGGCACCACTGGCGAAAGATGAATAACGTTCCGGCTCAGGCTCCAGCAGTACACGCCCCTGCATAAACAGGGGCATCAACTCTGAACCTGGCCTGAACAATACGATCCCCATACGCGGGGCAATTTCAGGGGTCAGTAGTGCTCTCACGGTCACCTCAATGAACGGTATCGAGCAGCTTTAACAGCTCAGGGAATCGGGATTCGAAGAAATGCGGCTGCGTCTCGCGCGGATTTGCAGGACTGGTGATGTTCTTGCCGAACATGCAGCCTTTCGCCGTCAGCGACCAGAATTTTTTGATGTTGTTAATCGCGGTACGGCTGTATCGTTCGCGCTGCTCGACGATCCCCAGCTTCACCATCTGGTGATATGCCTGATTAGCTGTCAGGCGGATACCATACTGCTTCAGCAGTGCACTCAGTGACAGCGTGGGGCGGCTTGAGCCATCAGGCGCGTCAGCAGGAGCATCAATGGCATAGCGCGGTGCCAGATTCGGTAAGCCAACAGCCTCCTGGAGTTTCTGACAGGCACCAAGCACTGAAGAGTTAGACAGGTTTAATTCCCGGCGCATAAAGTCCAGCAGAATCACACCAGCCTGCATCTTGTCAGCAGCCTGTCCGGATAATTTTTCCGGTGCGCTGGTTACCATGTCGAAAGTACGGATCACCTTCAGATGGAATGACGGGCTGATCCACATTGCATAGGCATACACCAGTTCTTTGCAGACATACGTCCCCTGGTTATTTCCGCCACGAATAACGTTAACTGGCTCTATATTGACCGAGTTGCAAATCTGCAACTCGCTTATTAAACGCTCAGTTTGCTCATTGCGGAGCCAGAATGCAGGCTTATGCTTATCCAGAGAACCAGCAGCCCTGTGCAGATCGTTCAGGCTGTAACGCCCATAAGCATCACGACGAACTTCAATACCATCAATGACCATCAGATTATTCATACTTCGTTTCTCCTCTTAATCAGGCGGCTGCACCCGCCGTTTTCTCGTACTTACTGATAGTGATCTCGACCTTCCCTTCCGGGATAACCGGCCCCCACTCCACCAGCATTCTTTTCACCTGGCTGCCGTCTTCCCACACACCCGCGTGGGTCAGGGCGTCAAACAGCGCCTTGTTATAGTTGTCCAGATCGCGGATCCGGTTATCCGGAGGAAACAACACGATCTCCACTGAAGCAGGTGCCGACGTTGGTTTCGGCAGACGACGTAACTGCTCAACTATTGCTGCGCACGCCGCGCTCTGGAATTTTCGCCCCGCCGCGCTTATCAGGCTCTTACCAGCAAACGCCCCTTTGTTGGGGTGTCGCCAGTACGTGTTCACGCTGGGCGGAAAAGGCAGGATCAGCTTCATACTTTCAGGCCCCTCTCATGTAACCAGTGGGCTGCACGCAGCCTGGCGTTTTCCTCACCGGCAAGCAGTGAGCGGATAATCCCGACCGCCTCGCTGTCGTCGTCCTTCACCACGGTATGAAGAGTGATCCCCCGGGCCACACCACGCTTTATCGTGATGACGCCTTTTTTCTCCAGTGCGCGAAGATGCTCCACCGCTGCATTCACCGAACGGTATCCCAGCATGGTTGCCACCTCCTGATTGGTTGGCGGGACGCCACGTTCTTTCTGATAAGAAATCAGCATATCCAGCACCTGCTGCTGGCATTGAGTTAACGTCGTCATGCCGCCATCTCCCTGACCAGTTTTTCTGCCTGCTGGCGAACCTGCGCCAGAAAGGCCTCACCACATGCCTCAAGTTCATCGCGCCCGATGTAGCTGATTGCCGCTCCCTTCCAGGTCTTATCGAAAACAGCAATAGCACCAGCGAAGAACGCTCCTGTCGGCACCTGCTTCTCATCCTTCGGGATAAACCAGACAGGCAGTTCAAAACCAATACGCCCGCGAATAAAAGCAATATGGTCCGCATCTTCCGGCCACCACACTTCGCTGGTGGCAGCTTTGATCAGGAAAACATAGCGCCCGCCCTTATCACGCATGGAACTGGCATGTTTCATGATGTAACGCATGCCGGTGATGTATTGCCCCTCATGCTGACTGGCGCGGCTGTATGGGGGATTACCAAAGGCAGCACCTTTAAGCTCCGCAAGACGTTCTGACCAGTCATGCGCCAGCGCGTTATCTTCCGCCGTGTAATACGCGGCACATTTGGCGTTATCACCGTCAGTAAACAGATCCAGAACAAACG